CGCCCCATAACGCTCAAGTACCTCATTCGAGTACTCGCGCAGGTTTTCATTAGCTATACGTTTGGCTTCTTGAGCCTTTTTCTTCTCTTCCTCCGCTGCATCATATTTCTCGAATGCATGAACCACACTTTGATCATACCGTTTCTTCCTGATCTCGAGGTGGGCCAACTTAGTCTGGAGGGGAATAAGGTTTATCGACTGTGCCGTTAATTTATACCCCTCCAGATCACTGTTTATTCTATCCATTTGATCGTTGTATACCTGCAGACTTTGAGTGATTCTACCCCATTTTGCAAGTGCAGTCTCCTCGCTTTCCGTTAGATGAACTGTCGAACCTGGATTTGCCTTTTTCCGATCAAGTGAATCTTGAAGAACTCTATGCGTGTCCTCCATGATCAGAATTATTTCTTCTTGGCTTAACTTCTTATTTACTGAATCATCATCCACTGAATTTTGGCTGTCTATCTCAGGCAAATCAAATTCATGGCCAGCAGCATCTTTCCACCACCCCTGTTCCGTTTTGTGTGACTCAAAGGTCTGTCTAAGTCGATTCCGCGCCGATTCTCCAAAAGACTTCTCAACGATTGCTTCGAGCTCCTCTCGATTCTTTTCATACTCTTGCAAAGCACCTGAGAAATAAGAATTGTAGGCATCCAAGATTTCAAGGCCCCGCATGTCTTGCCCACAGTGCGGACATGCATCTCCTGTCTTAGCTTCATGTCCCTGCTTCACCCAGCTAATTGAAAGCCCCTCAGAAGTCAAAGCCAGATGTTCTAAAATTTTCTGCTGTGCATTTAACGCCGCAGATTTTAAGGTGGATTCCAAAACCGAGTAGTATTTCTCCGGTACTTTAGCTATAGGAAGTGAAACTAGAGATTTTCTGGCTTTAATTGCATCGGCCTTGGATTTTGTTTGCTCAGATGACTTTAGGTCTTTTGTCGCAGCCCTAATCTGATCATCAATATCATCTATCTGCTGCAAAGACTTAAAGGAAGGAATCGTATAGTGTTCCGGGATCAATGGAAGAAGCGCTCCCCTAGCTGTATTGAATAAACCAGTTGCAGTAGTTAACCGTTCCTCACCAGCCTCAACAGCAGATTTAAGTGCCAGTCCTTGGTCACCAATAACCAATCCATACAGATTTCTACGTTGATCTACACTTACATGGTGGCCAATGATGACATTATCCGCAATGAAACGGTCGTCAAACACATGTATCTTTGGGCAATTTTCTCTCCCCTGCCATTCAAGATTCTGAAGCCGAACAGTCTTTCCGTTGTCGCTCGTAAAGATGATCTCCTGAGTTTCTGGATATCCGATTCGCCTTCTCCCAATCACATAGGCTGGATCACCCACTGACGCTGAGCGAAAGACATCACAGAGAGTGCTTTTCCCACACGCATTTTTCGCGTAGATGATATTGAAATCAGCGAAATCGCCTTCAGTTCCTTTTGAAGGGTTGAGTGTTGAAAATTTTCCGACACCCTTGAGAACATCTAGCCTTTTAATCATTTTGGTCAATCCCCTGTAACTGCCCTCCACCCCCGAGTGTGGATGCCCTGAGAAATCCCAGATCTTCACTGAATATGGCTCGATTCCCCTACCATTTCACCCTTTAAATATCCAAGATAGGGAAGGCCATATGTATCTGCTACCTAAATTAGTTTTCCGACCATTTCCGTTTTCCCAAAAATTCGTCATATCAAACTCCTTTCCGGTATGTATCTCTTAGACGGATGTGTACTACGCCTAAGAGGACTCGATGACGAAGAACCCGACCAAGATGACACCGGACGAGCGTATGCGGGAAATCGCCTGCATTTTCGCACAAGGAATCGTGCGAATGCAGGATGCGAACATCCTCCTTTCTCCCCCTTCCAAACCTGCCGAACAAAGCCTCTCCAAGCCTCCAGAATCAATTAAGCCGCGGGTCAGTGGATAGTGGCCGAAACACATCGGTCATTACGAACACTTGATCGCGACTGAACAATGGAGGTTTCTGGATGACGAAGAGGACCACGGTGGCGGTGCAGCAGCTACACGCCATGACGGTTACCGAGCTGAAGCGTAAATACGCAGAGGTGTTTGGTGAGGCTACACGTTCCAACAACAAGACGCACCTTCGCAGGAAGATCGCCTGGCGTCTGCAGGAGCTGGACGAAGGGGGCCTGAGCGAACGGGCACGGCTGCGGGCCGATGAGCTGGCCAACGATGCGGACCTGCGGGTGCGTGCCCCGAAGGTGAAGGAAGCATCGAGCGGTTCGACGATGCAGGCCGCCTTATCCTTTCAGAAGTCCGGCAAACAGGTGGACCTGTTGCCTGGCACCACCCTGAAGCGGATCTACAAGGGTCAGACACTTCTGGTGACTGTGATCCAGGATGGCTTCCTGTTCAAGGACAAGGTCTACCGTTCCCTGTCCGCCATCGCCAAGGAGGTCACCGGTTCCCTGTGGAATGGCCGCCTCTTCTTTGGACTCACCAAGCATTCGAGAGAGCAGAATGTCGCAACAACCGAGTGACCGCGGGGCAGAAACCCGCTGTGCGATCTACACACGGAAGAGCACGGAGAACGGCCTCGAAAAAGAGTTCAACTCCCTCGATGCCCAGCGTGAAGCCGGCGAAGCCTACATCGCGAGCCAGAAGCATGAGGGATGGATCTGCCTTCCGGACCAGTACAATGATGGCGGTTTCTCGGGCGGGAACATGGAAAGACCGGCCCTCGAACGGTTGCTGAATGATGTCAGGGATGGCAAGGTCGACTGTGTTGTGGTCTACAAAATCGATCGGTTGAGCCGCTCGTTGATGGACTTCGCGAAGATCGTAGAGGTCCTCGACCAGCACAACGCATCCTTCGTTTCAGTGACCCAGCAGTTCAACACAAAGGATTCCATGGGTCGCCTGACCCTGAACATCCTCCTCTCCTTCGCTCAGTTCGAGCGCGAGATCATCTCGGAACGAATCCGTGACAAGGTCGCGGCTTCCCGCAAGAAAGGGAAATGGACCGGAGGGATGCCCACCCTTGGGTATGACATCGACCATACCACAGGACGGTTGGTCGTCAACGAAGAAGAAGCGGATCAGGTTCGCCAGTTGTTCAACCTCTACCTCGAGTTGAAATCCCTGCGGCGAGTGGTGGTCGAGGCGAGCGAACGTGGGTGGACAACCAAGACCTGGATGACCAAGCGCGGGACTTTGCACCAGGGCTTGTCTTTTACCAATCAGCGACTTTCATACCTGCTGCGGAACACGATCTACATCGGGAAGATCCGGCACAAGGACCAGCTCTACGAGGGTGAACACCAGGCGATCATCGATGAGGACACATGGAACGAGGTCCAGGCCCAACTCAAACTCGGCAGCCAGATCCCGGACCAGCCCCGTAACCGCTATCAATCGCTGCTGCAAGGCATGCTTCATTGCACGGCCTGCAACACATCCATGGTTCACCTGCCGGTCACCAAGAAGGGCAACAAGCTCTACCGCTACTACGTCTGCCGCAATGCCCAGGCAAACGGCTTCGACAAGTGCCCCAATCCAACCTTGCCGGCAGATGAGGTCGAACGCTTCGTGCTGGAGCGGCTTGTTGATCTGGGATCGAACGAGCACCTACTGGACGAGGTCGTGAAGCAGGTTCAGATCCTTCAAGATGAGCGAATCGAGAACCTGCAGCGCGAGGCTCGACGAATTCAGCTTCGCATCGAGACCCTGCAGCAGGGGGATGAGCCCGAGGACAAGCGTCAACGCCGATCCCTCGAAGCCCAATTGCGAAGCCTGAACGAGCGGGTCGAGGAGTTGAAGACACATTCGATCAAACCCGAGCAATGCGAGAACGCCCTGGGACAATTCGAGACCCTGCTGGCCAACCTGACCGTGGACGAGAAATCCTGGCTCATCAAATTGGTGTTCGAGCGGATTGACTTCGACAGCGAGAGTGGCACACTGAAGTTCCACTTGCACGACAAGGAGCTGCTGACAACCTCAGCGGAATAGGATCACAGGAGAAAACGTGAATCAGCAAAGCACTGGCACCCTGGAATACGCCATCCATTTCAACAAAGGCCACAATGGCCGCAAGCAACTGCGTCAAGGCAAGGCGCCGGAACCTGAGACCTTGCCGGTTGGCAGCATCCAGCGGGTTTCGAAGGTGATGGCATTGGCGATCAAGATGGGGAGGATGATCGAAGAAGGGATCGTCAAGGATTACACCGAACTTGCGACCTTGGGTCGCGTGACCTGCGCCCGCATCACCCAGATCATGAACCTCCTCTACCTCGCCCCCGACATCCAAGAGGAGATCCTCTTCCTGGGTCGAGTGACCAAAGGCAAGGACCCAATCGTGGAGAAGCAGCTCGCCAAAGTTGCCATGCTCGACGACTGGGAGCTGCAGCGGCGTAGCTGGATCGAGTACAACCAAGGCATAAGGAACTGAGGGAAAATCGTGCGAGTCACTTCCAACATGTGTGCAAACGACTGTTCAATTCCTGATTTACGGACATCCCCCGGAAGCGCCCAACAAGAACCCCATCCGAACAACTAAGCACCATCCCCGCTAATATTCAGCAGATAGAAAAACTGTGAACTCCGGAGACATTTCTTCCTTGCGGCTGTTGCCCCGATTACTTCGTGTTGCGATATTACTAAACATAAACGGCGGCAAGGACGCGACGAGATGAACACACATACAAGATTCGACATAGGCTTCCGATTGGGCACACAGACGTGGAAGGGGTGCCTACAAGAGAGAAACAACCATGAGTGGAAACAAGCAATTCGGGGCGCTGGTTCGAAGGCTGCGCCAAAATAAGCAGAAGAGTGACCCAAGCTATTCCCTGCGGCAGTTCGCAGAAAAAGTCGGCTTGAGTCCCACGTTTATCAGCAAGATGGAGACGGGTGACTTCGACCCACCCAAGGCAGAGAATATCAAGAAAATTGCGGAGCTACTCGACTACGATGCGGATGAGCTTTTAGCCCTGGCCAATAAAATCGATCCCAACCTGAAGGACATCATCAACAAGAAGCGCTCGGTTTCCATGGCGGATTTCCTTCGCACCGCCAATGGGCTAAGTGAAGAGCAGTTGCAGAAAGTCACCGAACAGATGAATGAGATAAAGAGAAAGGACGAGGCGTAGTGAACCATGGATCATTCCGCGTAGGCTTTCTTCATGACACAACTATTGAACGTGCTGCCTACGGCGTTATCGCAAGCTACACCAGCCAATTCGGCCTGAACGAAAACGACCCCATTCCAGTCGACAGCATTCTGGAATCCCATCTCGAACTCACCCTCGAGTTCGAGGATCTTCAAGCCCAGTTCGAAAGCAGCGAAGTCCTTGGTGCCACCTGGATCGAGGACAGGACAGTCGTCATCGACCAGTCTCTCGACCCCTTCAACTACCCGACCATGGCGGGCCGCTACGCGTTCACAGTGGCCCATGAGATCGGCCACTGGCAGTTGCACCGCCCTCTGTTCGAAGCGGCCGAAGCACAAACCACTTTCTTTGAGGATGATCGCCGTCCTCCCTCTTTTGTCTGCAGGTCCAGCGCCGACAAGGATCCCATGGAATACCAGGCGGACAAGTTCGCGAGCTTCCTCCTGATGCCACGGGATCGCGTGATCCGTGTGTGGGAATCCACCTTCGGCAACCGGAACCCCTATGTCATTCAGGATGTCCGCGGCGGGATCAAACCGCTCTGGTCAGTGATCCATCCGGTTACCGATGTTGCCCGGCAGATGGCGCAGCATTTCAAGGTCTCCGGCCAGGCCATGGAGTATCGCCTCGAGAAGCTCGGGCTGATCCTGCAGGATGCTCCAGTCGTCGCACCTCTGTTCTAAACCCATACAGCAAAGGGATGATGGAAGATCCCTTCTTTTCCTGAGATACCGTTTACCGTTTACTGTACTACCACCGCCCACCTCAATCAGAAAGGACAGTACCTTGCCGGACGAAGAGCTTTCCCCTCGCTTCAAGGAGTTGTTCCGAAAAATGCGGAACATGAACTACGGCAGCATCGCCAACCTGGAGCTGCAGGATGGCGAACCACTCTTCACCGATGCGACCCGCATCACCCGCGAGGTCGCCTTCCAGAAGCAACCACCACGTTCACCTCAACCTTCCACCTACCGGCATAAGCCCCAAGTGGATGCGCTGGTTCGTCAGTTCCAGCAGTTGCGGAACGGGACCATCAAGCTGATCCGGGTCCAGGAAGGATTGCCCTTCCGGATGCAGATCGAAGAGTAACAGCAACCACATACATCTGATTCTTCACATCGACTGACCGACGAACGGAGGTCGTTGTGGGTGTCGCCAAATCGGCGTCCTCACAGCACCTCCGTTTCTCGTGCTGGCACTACCGGTTTGCCCGGCCCCCACCCGGCCTCCTCCAACGAGGAGACCCACCATGGGTTCGAAAAACCGGTACGAAGGCATTGACAAGTACGCCGTGGAAGTAGTCAGGTACAGGGCGCAAAAGCTTGTGGGAAAGGCAGGATACAGGGACTGCGATGTCGAGGACATCGAGCAGGACCTGATGCTGGATCTGGTCGAGCGTCTGGCAAAGTTCGATGAAGCGAAGGCGCAATTGACGACGTTCGTCGACCGCATCGTGGACCACAAAATCGCCAACCTGCTCGAACAGCGACTGGCCGCAAAGCGTGACTACAGACAAGCCCGAATCTTTCTGGATGAAGCGTTCGAGAAAGAGGATGGGCACCCCTCTTCCCTTCTCGAGATCACCAGCATGGATGACTACCTGGATCGGATGGGATTTCAGGACCGAACCATCCACGACCACCACATCCTCCGGATCGACCTCGAAGCAGCCTTTCACCACCTCGATGATGATGAACAGCGATTGCTGGGCCTTCTGCGTGAGATGACGCTCGCGGAAGCCGCCCGTGAATTGGGTGTGGCCCGGACCACGCTGGCCTATCAACTCCGGAAGATTGGCAAGAAGCTGGAAAACATGGGATTGGATGAGGGCTGGAGAAGGTGATCGTCACTTCGCACCCTTTTCCGGTATGTATCCAGTAGAGGCAAAAGGACTCATTTCAGAGGAGAACATGATTCGGTATCACTTCCAATTCAAACCTACGGTGCCGTTCGAGGAGATCGACGGCAACCTGATGCTGTTCACCCTCGCCGCGGAATGCATCCACGGTCGCACCAAGGTCCGTCTGGAAGCACGGTTCGAGGCGTCACGGAAGGACAACACCTGCTGGATCGACGCCGGTACGGAGGTGGGTGAACACATCGCGCTCATGTTCTCCGGGATCATGGCGTATCTGTTCGGCGAACGATCCTTCAAGGTCGAACGCGAAGTCATCGATGATGTGGCGGTCTCTTCCGGGGAAGGAGTGGCCGCATGAGCATCTCGCTGGCAACCCTGAAGAAGTCAAGCTCCCTGCCGCCGCGTGATCTGTGGTACGGCACCCAGGGGATCGGCAAGTCGACCCTGGGCTCGCTCTTGCCCTCGCCGGTCTTTCTAGCGACCGAGGATGGTTTGTCTGGCCTGCCGGGCATCGATCACTGGGAGGTTCGCAGCCATCAGGACATCCTCGACGCGATTACTGCACTGCATGAGGATCACCCCTTCCAGTCGGTGGTGCTGGACACCGTGACAGCTTTCGAACCAATGCTGCACCGTCACCTGCTCGAGCTGTGGCACACTGATTCCATCGACAAGGTGGGCACCAATGGCGGCGGTTTCTACAAATGGCGCAACGAGGCCCTTCCCCTGTGGCAGGAGATCCTCGACGGGTTCGACAGCCTGCGGATCAACCGTGGGTTACGGATCACCCTGATCGGCCACTCCATCGACAAGGAGATCAAGCCGCCGGAAGCCGACCCCTACCGCAAGTACACCATCGACCTGCTGAACGACAAGGCGGCAGCGATGATCTACAGATGGGCAGATGTGGTGGGCTTCTGCAACTACCGGATCTCGGTGACGGGTGCAACGCGTGACAAACGTGGCCAGGTCACCAAGGCGGGCCGCGCGATCGGCAGCGGGGAACGTGTGATGTTCCTCTCGGAACGGCCGGCCTTTTACGCCAAGAACCGTTTCGACCTGCCCGACGAGATTCCCCTCAACGGACACGACTACCTGAACGCATTCAACCATTCGAACGAGGAACAGAACCATGGCTGAGCTTGGACAGAGCGGCTTTGACTCCACCCAGGTCGAGCCGAGTACGGATTTCGAAGCGTTGCCGGCGGGTCGCTATGTCGCGGAGATCAGCGACAGCGACATGCGCCCTAACAACAAGGGGACGGGCGAATACCTCTGGCTGGAGTTCACGATCCTTGATGGCCCGTTCGCCGGCCGGAAACTGTGGACGCAGTTGAACCTGGTGAATCCTTCTCCCCAGGCGGTGGAGATCGCCCAGCGCGACCTCAGCGCGATCTGCCGTGCGGTCGGCAAGCTGCGGATCCAGGACAGCATCGAGCTGCACAACATCCCGCTCGAGATCAACGTCAAGGTGAAGAACAGTCCGGAGTACGGGCAGCAGAACAACATCCGCGGATTCAAGGCGATTGAAGGGAACGGTCCTGCATCGGCACCCGCCCAGGCAACCGCGGCGACCTCGAAGCCCTCGAATGGGACCGCTTCTTCTGTGCCACCCTGGAAGAGGAAGTGATGGCGGTTGTTCCCAACCAGACATCGCCAACGATCGAGGCGATCTACCAGGCGTACGAGAGCGGGCGGGATAGCTTCCGCCCGCATCTCGGCGCTTCGCTGATCGGTCGAGAGTGCGAACGGGAGCTGTGGTACGGCTTCCGCTGGTGCAGTCCTCTGCGCCACAGTGGACGTCTGCTGCGCCTGTTCGAGACTGGCCAGAAGGAGGAAGCTAGGTTCGTAACTGACCTGCGGTCGATTGGGATCGAAGTCCATGACCGGGACGAAGTAACCGGCGAGCAGTTCCGATTCAGCGACTTCGGCGGGCACTTCGGCGGCTCCGCCGATGGGGTTGCCCTGGGCCTTCTAGAAGCGCCCAGGACATGGCATCTGCTTGAGTTCAAGACTTACAACGACAAGCGGTTCGCCTTGCTAAAGAAGCACGGGGTCCAGCAGACATCCCCCGAGCACTACGCCCAGATGGTGATCTACATGGACTACCTGGGGCTGAAACGCGCCCTCTACTTGGCGGTCAACAAAAACACGGACGAGCTGTATGGCGAGCGGATCAAGCCCGATCCACAGTACGCAGAATTGCTGAAGATGAAAGCGAAGAGGATCGTTTTCGCCGCACGCCCACCGGAGAAGTTGAGCGATGATCCCGAACTGTGGAAGTGTCGGTTCTGCGACCACCGTTCTGTCTGTCATGAGGGCCGTCCTGCCGAGGTGAACTGCCGCACCTGCCTGCACAGCACCCCCGTCGAAGGCGGATGGCAGTGCGCCCGTCTCGACTGTCAACTCAGTGACGAAGAACAGCGGCGTGGCTGCGAGGACCACCTCTACATCCCGGATCTCCTGCCTGGAGAGGTGTCCGACGCGGGCGATGATTACGTGGACTACCTCCTTCAGGACGGCACTACTCTTCGCAACGGCAACGGCGGACTGAGCAGCAAACAGATTCTGGAACGCCATGCAACTGCGTGACTACCAACGCGAAGCGGTGGATGCCATCTACCGCTACTTCGAAACGGAAGACGGCAACCCGCTCATCGTGATGCCGACAGCCAGTGGGAAGTCGTTCGTCATGGCGGCATTCATCCGCGAGGTGCTGGAGGCTTGGCCCGATCAACGCATCCTGATCCTGACACATGTCAAGGAATTGATCCAGCAGGATTACAGCGAGCTTGTCGGCCACTGGCCTCTGGCCCCCGCGGGGGTCTATTCCGCGGGGTTAAGGAAACGAGATACGGATGCACAGGTTCTCTTCGCCGGCATCCAGAGTGTTCACAGCCGTGCGGAAGAACTGGGAGCGTTCGATTTGATCCTGATCGACGAGTGCCATCTGGTGCCGCGCAATTCGGACACCATGTACCGCCGTTTCCTCGATGACATGCTTGTGCTCAACGAAGCCGTGAAGATTATCGGGTTCACGGCGACCCACTACCGTCTGGACAGTGGTCTGCTGACCCAGGGAAAAGACAGGATCTTCACCGATGTCGCTTTTGAAGTCCCTGTAAAACGATTGATCGACGAGAGCTTCCTCGCCCCGCTCATCACAAAAGACCCCGATACCACACTGGATATCTCCGGCGTCCATACCCGTGGCTTCGACTTCATCAACAGCGAGCTGCAGGCTGCGGTGAATACCGATGAGACCAACGAAGCTGCGGTTCGGGAGATCATCCGTTACGGGCAGGGCCGTAAATCCTGGCTGGTGTTCTGTTCGGGGATCGCTCATGCGGAAAAGATCCGGGATGTTCTGCGCAAGTATGACATCGTTGCGGAAACCGTAACCGGATCGACCAACGCCATGGAGAGGGAGTTCATTCTGCAGGGATTCAAGAACGGCGAGGTCCAGGCGGTCACCAACTGCGACATCCTGACCACCGGGTTCAACCATCCCGGCATCGACCTGATGGCCATCCTGCGCCCTACGCAGTCGACCGGCCTTTACGTCCAGATGGCGGGGCGCGGCATGCGCCTGGCCCCGGACAAGGCGGACTGCCTGGTGCTTGATTTTGCCGGGAACATCGAACGGCATGGCCCGATCGATCGTGTGCAGCCCACCGGCACTTCGGGCAAGGGCAGTGGTGACGCGCCCGTGAAGACCTGCCCCAATTGCAAATCAGTCATCTTCGCAGGGTTCAAGGAATGTCCGGACTGCCATTTCGAGTTCCCGCCGCCAAAATCTGAACTGCAGAACACAGCTTCTACCAAGGCGATCATCAGCAAGAACGAACCCTTCTGGGGGAAGCTGCAGAAAGTTCACTATTCGCGCCATTCCAAGCCCGGCAAGCCGGATTCGCTGAAGGTGGATTACTACGAGGGATTCTACACCCGCTACTCCGAATGGATCTGCCTCGAGCATGAAGGATTCGCCGAGAAAAAGGCCAGGCAGTGGTGGAGAAAGATGGGCGGCGATCCGAGGGTCACAACCGTCCATGAGGCGCTGAACACTGCGCACACACTGAAAGTCCCGACCAGCATCCAGGTCCGTCAGGATGGCAAGTACTGGCGTGTGCTGCGGCACCGGTTCGACGAATCCGACCCGCCGCGGGTTGCCATAGATGACGAGCCTATGGAAGAAGCGACCACCCATTACGAATACGAGGAGGCGCCGTTCTGATGGAAGAGATGGTCACGGTCACACGCGAGCACTATGAGAAGCTGAAGAGTCAGCGGCTGGTGCTGTTCGCGGCGAACAACGGCAAGTGGACCGACGCCGAACTGGAAGATCACGCCCTCGATGCGGCGATTGGCAGGGCGGGCGAACTGGTCGAAGAAGAACATCTGACCGATCGCCCCTTGTCCCAATTGACCCAGGAACAGTTCCGGCGGATCCTGCAGCAGGCCGCCTGGGCATACATGCAGGTCTATGTCGACTATGTCCCCTTCTGAGATGCTCGATGCCGCACTGATCTACGCTTCCTACGGATGGGCGGTCTTTCCCACACACAGCATCCGGGAAGGCCGCTGCACCTGCGGCAAGGCGAACTGCACCAGCCCCGGAAAGCACCCGTTGACACGCCATGGGTTCAAGGATGCCAGTACGGATCCGGAGGTGATTAGGCAATGGTGGCAGAAGCATCCCTGGGCGAACGTAGCTATCGCCACCGGCCAAATCTCGGGCCACCTGCTTGTGGTCGACATCGACAACAAGGCAGAGAACGGCTTTCTCGGCGACGACACCTGGCAGGGGATCAATCAGGGGCATCCGGACACTCTCGAGGTGCTGACCGGCAGCGGGGGGCGCCATCTCTACTTCCACTACCCAGAAGGGGTCACGATCAAATCCGGCGTGGCATCACTCGGGAATGGTGTGGATGTCCGTGCGGATGGTGGTTATGTCCTCGCGCCGCCAAGCCTGCATGCATCGGGGCAGCGCTACGAATGGGAGGCATCCAGCGACCCGGCGGAGGGGGCTGCCATCGCGCCCGCCCCGGACTGGCTGTTGAAGCTGTGTGTCACACCGAAGGCTGTGACACCGCCTCAGGCCATCGACCTGCTTCCCTCGGACAAGGTTCGGGAGATCCGGTCAGCTCTAGTGTTCATTCCTGCGGAGGACTACCAGACCTGGCTGCAGGTCGGAATGGCGCTGCAATCCACTCAGGCCGGCACACAAGCTTACGGATTATGGACCGAGTGGTCGATGCAGTCGGCCAAGTACGATCCCCGCAGCCAACAACGGGTCTGGCAAAGCATGAAGGGTGATGGTGGAGTAACGCTGTCCACCCTCTTCTGGATGGCGAAGCAGAACGGCTGGGAGGAACTGCCACCGGCGATCACGACGCACTCAGTTCCTGTCAGTAAATCGTTGCCAGAAACTGACCCGACCGGGCTAACCGAACCGCCGGGCATTCTGGGGGACATCACCCGGTTCATGATCGATACCGCCCTCCGACCCCAGCCGGAGTTTGCCGTGAACGGTGCCCTGACCCTGGCCGCCGCGGTACTCGGCAGGAAGTACGTGCACGAATCCGGCATGCGCACAAACCTCTACCTGATCACAATCGGATCGACGGGCATGGGGAAAGACCATCCGCGCAAGGTGATCAAGGACATTCTGACCACCTCCGGTCTGGTGGATTTCCACGGCGGTGAGACCATCGCCAGCGGGCAGGGGCTGCTGGCACGGGTCAAACGCACCCCGAATGTGCTGTTTCAGCTGGACGAGTTCGGCCTGTTGCTGCAGACCGTGCAGGCAAAGAACGCGATGCGGTACAACAAGGAGATCATGATCAACATCATCCGCCTGTTCAGTTCTGCGGACACGGTGTTCTTCGGCACAGAATACGCCGACCAGGCTACCCGACCCACGGTCAGCATTGAGTACCCCTGCGTCTCCATCAATGCGACAACCACCCAGGACGCGTTTTTCTCGTCACTGGAATCGAAGAATGTGGTCGATGGCTTCCTCAACCGGTTCATCGTCGTCGACCTGTCGCACCAAAAGCGACCACCGCTGCGACGAGGAAGAGCGTTTCGAGAGATCCCTCCGAACATCCTGGAGTGGGTTGACATGGCGCAACATCCTGATGAGACCCAAGGAAATCTGGAACGTGTCTTTCCGCCATCGGTGCCAGCCGCGGTGCTGGTCACCGAATCGCCCGAAGCGCAGGCACTGCTGGAGGAGTTCAGGCTGGATGTCGAGGCAAAGGCGGATGCCGCCATGAACACCGGTATCGACGCTTTGTGGAGCCGTGCCGTGGAACACACGGTCAAGATCGCCATGATCTGCGCCTGCGCGGACAACATCCGTGAGCCGGTCATCCAGTACGAACATGCCCTCTGGGCGATGCGCTTTGTCGGTTACCACACGGAGGTGCTCGCTCAAGAAGTGAAGAAGCGGATCGCGGACACTGGCTTCGAACGGATGGTCAACGATTTCTACAACGCGATCTTGCTGGCTGGTGAGCAGGGGCTGACCGAGCGGGACATGAACCGCCGTAAGCCATTCCGATCCTTCCCCCAGAGGGATCGCAAAACCGCCATGGAGACCCTGCTGAAAGGTGGCCAGGTCGCTTTGGTCAAGCTGGAGCACTCTGGCAGTGGACGCCCACGTCTCGCGTATGTGGCGGTGGAAGGGTGAATATGGAATTCTGGCACTTTTTCGCACACCTCGTGTGCCAGAAAGATTCCCAGTGCTGATGCGGGTTTAGGCCTATTCTGGCATTTCGCACTCGCGTAGGGAATAACCCCGTAGGGAGAATACCTATGCGTGCGGAATGACGAAAAGAGTATATCATATATTTATACTTAATAATATCAACATTTTAGAGACTAATCTTTCTGGCATGGACAGTGTGCCAGAAATGTGACAGAAAAGGATTTCGACGTGAACGGCGCATTTTACAGGGCAAAAGGTCGTACCGCGGTCAAAGAAGGCATGAACAAGCTGGAAGCCAAGTATGCCGCGCACCTTCAGCTCCTTCAGCAGGCAGGCGAGATCCACAGCTTCTGTTTTGAACGGCACAACCTGAAATTGGCAGATCGGACCTACTACAAACCGGATTTCGAAGTGATGTTGCCGGATGGCACCATCGAATTCCATGAGGTCAAGGGCTTCATGCGCGATGACGCCAATGTAAAGCTGAAGGTCGCGGCCAACCAGTTCCCGCAGTACGTGTTTCGTCTGGTGCAGTGGGATCGCAAAACCGGATGGAAAACCACCACCTATCCCCCGCATGACAAGTGATCGCAGCAGCATTCAGTTGTCAAGGAATCCTTGACGACTGGCCACCATCACCCGTGGTTCATCGTTTCGCAGCTTCCTTCGCAAGAGCGCACTAAGGTTAACCCACAGTTAATCTTTCTGCATTCCCTACGCAGGCTCGGCTCGGTCGAATTCGTCAGATCCAGGCGTTTTCCGGTAAGTATCCAGAAAGGAGTCTTGTCGCCACAAAGAAGAAACCGGAACGACAAAATGAGTTCTGACCGCGAAAACGCCCCTTCCCCCGCTCCTGCAAATGGGGATTCAGCCCCGGTGTCGCAACCCAAACACCTTGAAGCAGCCAAGCGGTGCAATGCCCGCTCAAAGCGACACGGTGGGCCGTGTGGCGCACCCGCGATGGCCAATGGCAAATGCTACCACCATGGCGGCAAGAGCGCCTCACACCCAAACCAGGCGCACGCCGGCAACAAGCACGGCATGACCCATGGTGCCTTTGTCGCGGCGCTGCAAACTGTTGAGGAGAAGGAGCTGTTCCAGGGCTTCATCGATGAGATGTACGCCTCATTCCCCGACATGAACCGGGCAAACGACCTCGCCTACCTGCAGATCGCCGCCATGACTTACATCCAGTTGATCCGTGGGATCCGCGGTGGGGCAGCAGGTTCAACCCTGGACGAGCTTTCCAGGGTGATGAACCGCCATTTGACTGCCCTGAAGGTCAATCGTGAGCAACGGGATGCGGGACTGCTGGGGCCCAATGGGCCAAAATCGCCTTCCGAATTGGCCATCCTCCTGATCCAGAAGGTCGAACAGCGGGAGATTCATCACATCGCTGGTGGTCAGGAGGCGAAAGAACTGCCCGATCCGACCTCCGGGCACATCGCTGGGCGGATTGCCAGGGCGATGCAGACGGGGGAATTCCCCATGATCGACGGGGATTCCGACGAGATTCCATCGCATACCATGACTGGCGACGAACCAGAAAACAAAGAGTTAGACCCGGACGAGGACCGCTGAACCTCGCATACTGGTTCGTATGCGATGAAAGGA